TTGTCAAGTATTTGGTAAACATTTCAAGATGGTCATCTACCTCATCCATTGTGCATTTAGCAATATAAACATTTTCAGAGAAGTGATTACCTGGTTCAAAAAAACGATAGTCTCCTTTGCTCTTTGGTAGTCCTTCAACTGAGAACAAATAATTCTCTACTGGATGTTGATAGTCAAAAACTATGATGACTTTCTTTTGAAAAAATCCCATCAAGTCCATACCAAAACAGGGCAGGTTACTGCCCGTCTTTGGATATATGATATTGTTGTAAATACAACTTTTATCATCCCATATTTCAACTTCTCTTGCTTTGATAAAGTAAGGAGTTGTGTATGTCTTTGCTGTTAGGGAAGTTCCTTTACTTTCCCATTGTGCCCAAACGCTCCCTGCTCTATTGTGAAGAGGGAACGTTTCGTGTAGGGCATCTTTATACTTTTTCCACAGATTCATTGTTCTCAGGCATTTCAAAGTCAGCATCTACTTTGTCATATAACTCCATAAATGATTGCTTTGTTTCATCATCAAAACGATTTATACAAACTTGAATTGCTTTCGCTTTGTTCTTGAAGATACTATAAGCACGAAGTATGTGAACCAATCTACGAGTACTGATTAACTCTTCGATACCACCATCATAGAAGGTTTTACGAATTATGTCTGCCCAATCTACAAGTTTCTTGACAAACTCATCATCCTTAACACCTACTCTATCTGCATGTAATCCTAGAAGTTTGATTTCATTGTTTACACTTGGATATGCTTGCTCAAATGTTACAGGGAATCTTTCGAGGAATGCTTCGTTGAGCACGTTAGTTCCAATAAAGCGTCCGTCGTCTGAACCTTTACCCTTAGTATTTGCGGTGGCGAGTACGTTGAATCCTCTGGCGGGTCTAACGAATCTGCCAATCTTCTTAAGGAAAATTCCATTTCCCTCAAGGACGCTCTGAAGGCAGAGGATTTTGTTGGAGGCAAGGTCGATCTCGCCAAGGAGCAAGATTGCACCTCGTTCGAGTGCTTCGATAACGGGTCCGTTATGCCAGACTGTGGCACCATTAACAAGACGGAAACCGCCAATAAGATCATCTTCATCTGTTTCGATTGTAATGTTTACACGAATTATTTCTCTCTTAAGTTGAGCACAAGCTTGTTCTACAGAGAATGTTTTACCATTACCAGATAATCCAGTAATGAATGTTGGATAGAATTGCTTTGATTGTATAATCTTTTTGATATCTGGGAAAGGACCAAACTTAACAAAAGTACCGTCATTCTCTGGAACAAGACTTCTTTCTGCATCAGGGACAACTGCAGGAGCAGCAAAAGTTGCTTCAAGATTTTCTTTCTTCTCTTTAACGGTAAGATTCCATCTACCTTTAGATACTTTGAATTCTTTTATCTTTTTACAAACTGTTGGATATCCAATATCATTCATTGCACAGAATGCTTTGATATCAGCAGAAGTTAGTTCGTTTCCGTATGCGTTTCTAAGTCCATCAATTGCTTGATCTTTAGTCATTTTAAGTTGGAATTGTGCGGGTGTCGCCATGATGTATGTATGTAACTATTATTATAATACACAAAAAAACACCCCTTGTGTAGGGGGTGTGTGACAGTTTGTTAATTGGTTTTTTATTGTCCCATCTTTTCTAACAATTGCTCTATTAAAACATCTTTAGTTCTTCTTCGATCTAACTCAATACCTATTGTACGACCAAATTTTTCTAACTCTATCTTAGTCATAGTATTAAAATCTACTTCTTCATCTGGTTCTACAGATGCAGGAGTTGTATCAACAGGTGCAGGTGGTGCCACCTCTGGAGTTTGCTTACCTCCTCTTATTAAATCTCCAAAATGACTCATGGTTCTAACGTAATATTTCAAGAATATTTATTCAAGCAATAAGTTCTATAAATTCCCCTAGGACTTTTTTGTTCATCTTTTTACCTTTTAGACTTTTAGTAAAGGCAGATTTGATTTGTGCTTTAGTTGCATCTTCCTTAACTTCAAACTCAGCATCATTAGAGAGTGCTGATGAAGATAATGCAAAATACTTGTGATAGCCTGCATCTGAGATACTACAACTTTTTGTTTTCTTCCAATCTTTCATTGCTTTATCAAACGCATTGCCAAATGCACCAACATAACGACGAATGAAATAACCATGCTCTCTACTATCAAGAATACGAATACCTATAAAGTTAGTATCAGGAAATCTATTTCTTAGATGTCTTAATATAACTTCAGTAAATGATTTGTAATCTGAGTCTACAGGATAAGTATGTCCTGTCTTACGATCTCTTACATAGCAATTATCATGTACATGTCTTGTACCTAAGTAAGGATTTTCTTCCCAATCTCTTTGTACTTCGCGATGGTATGATAATGGATGTGCCTCTCCATCAGTAAGAATAACACATTGAACTTTCTCAACTCCATTTTCTTTTTGAAATTTTGGAATAATAGAATTGAATGCAATTAATGATTCGTTTAAGGGTGTTCCTGATAATCCCATTGCATAAGGAGTTCTAACTGGATAGTTGTAATCAAATGATCTATAAGCAAAGGTATAAGCAATTCGGAATAAACTTTTGATTTGCTTATCTAACTCTTTTGTTTTTACCTTACTTGAAAGTAAATTCATTAAACAGAATCCATCATCTATTTGAAATACTCCTTCTCTCTTTTCATAGACTTTTGGATCTGGTCTACGAGTAGCATACTCTCCACAAACTTCTTGTCCAAAAACTTCTTCTCTGTATTGATGAATAGGAAATGAATTAGTGAAAGCATATACTTGAAAAGGTATATTAACTTTTTTACAAAACCATATTAGATTTAGTAATTGCTTTACTGTGTCCATCATTACATGAGACATTGAACCAGACCAATCTAAGAGAAAAATTAGACCATGATTTTTACCTTCTGGTAGAGTTGTAATTTTTTTGAATAGATCTTCGCTATATTTGTAAGTATGAAGTTTAGTGCAATCAAGAACTCCAGTTCTAGATGTGGTAGCACGAGCATATGCAGATGCAGATTTCTTACACTCAAACTCTTTAACAAGATAACTTACTTCTTTTGCAGCATTTCTTTTGAACTGAACAAAATCAGCATCTACTTTCTCAAACAATGGTTTAGAAGGTCTTAAACCATTTATTTCATTCTTATATGATCTTTCTTGATGTTCTGCTTCTTGTCTGATCCAATCTGCATCTATCAAGTTATGAATATACTCATTTGAAACAACTAACTTCTCATCATCTACCTTTGGCATTTCAACGTAAACACTTTCTTGTCCTGATGCCATATTTGATAACTTTTTCATTGCTTCTTCAAATGCTTTAACAGTATCTAACTCTAACTCAGAATTACCACCTTCCATTCCTGCCCATGCTTCATCCATCTCTCCCTGATCCCAAGGTTGATTTGGATCTATGATGTGTTGATCTGGATCTGCATCTACTTCTTTATTCTCCTTATCTCCTTCTCCTGATCCTCCTTTTCCTTCTGATAGATCTTCTCCTTCTGGAAAATCTGGTAATTCATCATCTGATGGAGAACTACCGCCACTAGACTCACCATCAAATCCTAAATCATTAGCGTTTATCTTTAGTTCTAATTCTTCTTTTTCTTTTGCATCTTGAAGTTCTTGGCAGTATTCATATAAAACATGTGCAGCTTCTAATACATCATCAAAAGATTCTGTAGCATTTATCATAGAAACAATTTCACGTTCTCTATCATTTAAGAAAGGAACCTCAACAAAATTACCAATCTTAAAATGTAAGTTGATTCTATCAGCAAAACCCATTTCTTCAAGATTATCAGGATCAATAGAAAAGAAATTGTCATCATTCAACTCTTGATATCCGTAGTAAAAAGACTTAGAAAGTCCTGCATATCTACGCTTCATTAACTTCTCAATACGAACATCTTCAATAATATTAACAAAACTTGGGGGAACTTTATATCTCTTCCACCACTCTTCATCAGGTGTGTATAGAGCATGTCCTACTTCATGTCCAACAAGCATATCATAAACAATATTACTTGCCTTATCCCATAGAGGAAGTGTTAGAACACGAGAGGAGACATTAAAAAATGCGGTCTCTACTTTCTTATGCTCTACAATAAGATCTTCTGTAGCAAGTAACTTTGCTAGTTGAGATTTGATTTCGTGTTGAACTGTCATGTGTGTTTTTATCTGATATATCCATAATAACAACGAAACCGCCCCTTGGGGCGGTCAATGTGACACTTTTTTAACTGTCTTACTCTTGCCCTAG